CACAACAAACTGATATTCCCATGGCCGAACATCAAATTGTGGAAAATCTATCTGGTTCTACTATTAGTATTGTAGATCCTCTAGTTATTAATGTGACTAATAACGGATTTTCAACTGTTTTAGAACCGTTATCACGTGTTGCTATTGAGGCAGGTAAAACAGCAAATATTACGTGTCATAACCAAACATTTAAACATCAAGTACTGGAAAACTTACGTCAGTTAAAGGGGCTTGGTAAGAATCTAACTGTTGAGTAGCAAGATGACTATTTTCATTATTGATGGCACGAACCCAATTATGGATGCTGTAGGTGATCAACCAACTGAACGAAGTATTACACTTCAAAATAACGGTTTAAGTGACATTACCGAACCATTTACACAAGTTTTGGTACAAGCTGGTCAAAAGATCACATTCACTTTGATCGGTGACGAAGCTCATAAACAATTGCTAGATAACCTAGATCAAATTAACGGCTTGAAAGGTAATGTACTTCAAATTGTACCTACTGAGACCGAAGAGCCTACAGAACCTGCTAGCGGATTATAAAATTTAGGAAATGAAAAACCACTTTCGAGTGGTTTTTTTACATTGGAACTAGCCAGAAAATCAAAAAAGCCAACGGCTCAAAATACTTAAAACAAATAGCCTTGGGCGTGTAATGTAATGAATATACTTGCTCTATCAAGTACAGGTGAGCTATCCCTTGTAGCAGGGGCCAGCCCATCACTAAAACTGGAATTTGATACTCACAGTTATCTTGCAAATACAGAAATCAATGTGGCCTTTTTTGCGAAAGTAACTAGCCCACGCGGTCCTGCAGATATTTCTATGCGTTTGGAAATACGTGATGCGGTAACAGGTGATCAAATTGTTACTGTTCAGGGATTAGTAGATGGAGACATTGAAAATTCTGCTTCTATTGTCGCTGTAGCTGATGCGAAAGAATATTTTGAGCGTTTTGATTTATCGTTAGGTGTTGATGCGTTACAAGCAATTCTCAAATCTAATGCTTATAACGAATCAAATAGTTTAGGTCGTGCATCAAAAACGTTGGCATTGGAAGACGAATCGTTACCATCATTTAATCCAGATGAACTATATAAAATTCTGACAAGCCAATTAAGCACACCAGCATATCTGACTTTACCAAATCCTCATGATTTACCAATTTATGTTGCGGCACAACGTGCAGCCACAAAGTTACGTATTCCTCTGGATGCTGAAATCAATCCAACTTTTACAGCTGAGCAAGCTTCTCAATTTGCGACAAGCGTAGATGCTCAATCACAGTTTGTTCAATTCATTTGGAGCCCGAACCTTTGCCGCCCATCTGATGCTGTCACACTAAGAGGCCGTAAGGTACCAGCTTATTATTTGGGTCATTACATCGGCGATAAATTATTACGTAATGCAAAGTTAAATAAACAAGGCTTTGCGCCGTTAAAAAATGCTGTAGCTTGGAAAGATTATCCATTTACAGCAAAAAACTTAAGCCAGATGCCGAATATTGATCTTGAAGATGAACAGACTCAAGAAATGTTGGCTAAGGCTAAAGTAAATGTAGTTCGCCCAGTTAAGTTTGAAACTACATTATTTGTATTAAGTGATGTGCTTACCCAATACCAAAGCAAAAATAGTGCTTTGCGTTTAGTTCCGGCCGCGGAGATTTCAGCTCGAGTTACGAATAAATGTATCGAGATCCTGCGGACTTATATGTTCCAAGCTACACCGGACTATATCAAAAAAGCTGGTGATGACATCCAAGAGTTTTTAGAAGGTGCTTCTAGTGAAACAACCGGTTGGTTGCAACCGGCTGAAGATCTAGGGGGTAAACCTTTTGAGTTCAGTTTAATACCTGACAAAGACTATCCATATGAGCGTGTACGACTCTATTTAGCTCATGGAGTTGTTGGTACAACTCGTGCCGCAATTTTTGATGACGACGTTTTAGTTAAATAATTTTATTAAGGATCTATCAAGATGAATCCATTTGGCCCCACTACTGAAAAACCATTAACTTTACGTGCTTTTGATTCAGCAGCGGAGAATATTTCTACCGTTGTAAGTAAGGTTTCAAGTACTGATCGAGAACAGCAATCTGTGATTGAACAAGTACGACAAATTGCTCTGAACATTCTATCCGATACGGTAGATACAATCAGTGAAGGTAAGCTTGAAGAATGTGAACTGGGCGTTGATCATTTAGACGCATTAATTGTCGATGCATTAGATGGTGCAGATGATGAAGAAGGCATCTTTGAAAGCGCTTTAATGGCATCTCTGTCCGATGCTTTCCTAACATTCGGCGTTGACGCTTCTGATATTGAAGAGATCTTTAGTGATGATACAGAAGTTGCTGATGCGGCGTTAGAAGCAGCAGCCAATACAGTTCTTGCTAATATGCCAGACGATGGCCCAGAACTTGAAGAACTGGTTCGAGAGTTTATTTTCGGTGAAGCGGATGAAACTGAAGAAGGTTTCGATTCAATGGCTAAAAAAATTAAAGCTCGAAATGGAGCATTTAGCCAACGGAAAGTAAATGGGCGAAAAATTCACTACCGTGGTGTGCTGGCTATTCGTCAAGGTGTCAAAACCGTTGTGAATAAACGACTACCTGGTCAAAAGGTCCGTTTAACTTCAGCACAAAAAGCTGGAATGAAAAAAGCTCGACTTCATGCTTTTACTGCGAATGCAATCAACAAGCGTTTACGTTCATTCAAAAAAGGTAAACGCTTAGGTATTTACTAATTACTCATAGGTAAGGTCATTTTTTGGCTTTACCTATAATCCATTTAATTAAGGAAATACTCATGAATACAACTCAAATCATAGGTGAAGCGCCTGGTATTCAATATCAGAAAAAAACTGATAAAACAGAAACAAAGACCAATCAATCATTAACTGACACAATTATTATTGGTCGTTTTATGCGTGGGCGTTTTGATGCACCTATGACGATCCATAAAGGAAATATTCGCGGTGAACTTGGTTATGAACCAAATAGCCCTGATTATCGTTGTGTCCAAGATGTGCTAGATCGGGGGGTACCTTCAGTACAGGTTCTGCGAGTACCACCAAATATTGGATAAAAAGCAGATTTAAAAAGCTACCTTTTAGGGTGGCTTTTTTTATGGAACCAATCAAATTTTAAGTGGATATAACCTTTTAATCTTGGGGCATATTAAAGCTATTGAGCATCAGAAATATGCAACAATCTAATCCGATTTTACTAAATCAGCTTAAACAAGATTACATTGCTCTACAGCAACTTGGTTCACCCTTATTATCGTGTCAGGGTATGTTTGTTCCTCGTGGCATGGAAGACCTTCGCTTCTTATTTAAAAGTTGCCCACGGCCTATTGTAAGTAATGAAGATCCTGCAGAAGTTCAATATGCGGGTGGTTTTACTGGAATTGTTGCTGGGCCGCCAAAAACCCATTACACAGGCAATCTTCAAATCCTAGTAACTGAAGCAGGACATGATCAACTTCTGGCTGAATATGTCGTAGCTAGTGGGGGAATCATCCATGGTGATTACTATGATGGCCGTTTAGGTAGTTTTACCCGTTCTTATGCACTTGAAAATTGCGCTATACGCTTTGAGTCAGCTGAATATGATTCTGATAGCCGATCTCAAGTTATGACTGTCTCTTGCCCAATTGACTATAACTACTTTGGTAGCTTTGCCAATATTGGTACCAACGGTAGTGTTCAACCGGGTAAAAAACAAATTGATGGTACAGCTGATCTTGTTAATCGAGTTCAGCAAGTGATCAATACTGCTCAACAGGCAACTAATCTTGCAAATGCAGTGCAAAGCGTTGGTCGTCAACTGGGCAATCTATTTGGGTGATGGCAATGAAGTTATTACCTGAATCAGAAGGGTATGCTGTAGTTGCTGGTTCTATCCAGCAACTATCAGAAGAGCTCTATAAAGAATATCAATTATCGGGCTATTCAATTTTGCTTGATGATATCGTAAGAGCATTTTTAGAAGAGGCTAAATACTATGCAGGTTGGACGGTATTAGATTGTCAGACTAAAGCTTCTACAAGTATTGAACTGAATGAAACTATTGAACTTAGCGGCGATGAGTACGTAATCATTCAACCTGTAGTAAAAGCTCATTGTGATCTTTTGCAAGCGAGATTGGTTGAGTCGACTCGTGGGCTCGGTGTCGAAAGTTATGGATTATCTGTCTCGGAAGCTCAACAGATCTATAATGAAAAGAAAGACGCTTTACCAAAGCTTGCATTTTGTATGGCCCCTATAAGTTTTAACATGGGGAACCGTTAATGCAAATCACCATTGTTTCTGCGGGTAAAATTATTCCAGCTTCTGAGCTCATTAGCGCAACTTTAAGAACTGATCTTGTACCTATTCCAGCATCCATTGAGTTTACAGTTCAATCAACCACTGAATTAGACTCCCTTTTAAAAGAAGGGGAACAACTTACTGTAAATGACATTTCTCATCCTTTTGAACTTATCAAAGTTACCCCTTTAAAAACTCAAACTATTAAACAAGATCGCCGTGTTGGTGGCATCTCTTGTATTGGTATTTTGGCTGGTTGTAAAAGACTTATCGAATACTCAAAGCAAGCAATTATTAGTAATGAAACTTCTTTTAATTCTGTAATTCGAGCTTGTGGGGCAACTATTAGTCTAGGCAATGATCTGCCTTTGCCTAAATTTGTTTGTTTAAAGGGGAGTATGCCTACACAGCGCTTGGCTCATTATCTTCAGCAAGAAGCGGCAGTAATTTGCTTTCAAAATAATAAATTGTCTGCTCAAAAAATTGATTCCTTCTTCAAAAAGGAACCTATCACAAAACTAGATCCAAGCAGTGTTGTTTGGATATCGAGTAAACCTTTGGAACTGATGCAAAAATCATCTTTCGTCACAGTTGAGAATAACGGTTCAACGGTTGTTGGTGATGACTCAATAACCCCAGGCCACACTGTGACTCAAAGAGCTGGTTTAGATGCCCGACAAGTTAAAAACTTGGAAAAAGTTTTGATCTTGCGGGGGACAATAATTAGACCGCTAAATTTGAACTGGAATGCAGGCGATATATTTGAAATAGATAGTAAGAAGTATGTCGTTTTAACAGCTGCACATCATATAGATACAGGCGCAATCGGGGGATCAATGGGGACTTCATCAAAGTTCTGGATTGCTAATTTGTAGGTCGAATATATGAATGGTTTTAAACGTGCAAAGATTTTAAGTTACAACGCAAAAGGTCGTACTGCACAAGTACACATTCATGGTTTAACTGATGGCGCGAGTGAAGGCATTGCAGCAACTTTTGCCTATCCAGTCGGTGATAGTGATTTAGATACAGAAATTCAAATAGTTGATGGTGAAGACGTCTATGTCTTCTTTGAAAATGGTAATGAAGAACGCCCAGTAATCCATAGTTATGTTAGTCATGGAGATGGCGCTATTGTTGGTGTGCGCCGAATTCGACAAGATAACATTGAGTTTATATCTAAAGAAAATTTAAAAGTTGATTCTGGCACAACCGTTTCGATCAAAACGCCGTTGATGAATGTACAAGCTAATACACAACAAACTGGTAATAGCACATTAACGGGAAATAGCACAGTAGTGGGTAATACTTCAGTTGCAGGTAATAGTTCTGTTGCAGGCAGTATGGCCGTAGGCACAACTCTTACAGTTGCAGGTGTGCCAATCGATCCTAAATCCATTGAAGGTGCATTTAAAGACGCTCTTGATAAGTTAGAAGGGCTTAAGGAGGAATTAAAAGAACAAGGGGAGAAGATTGAAAATAACGAGCAAATTAATCAAGAGATTGAAGAAAAAGTAAAAGAAGTAGAAGATTTAATTGAAAATATTAAAGATTCTGATGCTTTTAAGTTGCTTGAAGAGGGAATGAAACATTTTGATGAGGAAGTTCAAAAAATTCATGAACAAGTTAAAGAAGTTAATCAGATCGCTCAGAATAAAGTCGATGAAGTTCGTGCTTATATAGATCAAGAAATTAATAATACTAAATTAATTGTAGATCAACATAATAATGAGGCTAATCTACGATTGGATGAAGCCAATCAACGTATCGATCAGTCTATTCAAGCTAATGAAGCATTGGTTGCTGATGCTCAACAACGTGCAATTCGTGCTGAGAAAGAACTCGATGATAAAATCGGTTTTATTAAAAGAGAAACAGATTCAATCATAGCTGATGTAAGAAGTGATTCAAATGAAATTCGGTTAGTCGCAGAAAACGCAAAAAAAATTGCAGATCAAGAAGTTCTGGACCGTAAAAAACAAGCAGCTGACACACTGAATGTTATTGATCAAACTAAGGCCGCCTTAAAACAAGACATTGATCAAAACTTAGTTAAAGCTGGTCAGATGATTGATGACGCGAAATTAGCATTAGGTGAAGAAACCAATACACTCATTAATCAAAAAATTGAACCTGTTGTAAATCAAACTGAAGCTGCAGTTAAAAAAGTAGATCAAATTGCAGCTCAGTATATTGATCTTGATAAGAAAGTCGATTCTGGTTTTCTAGCTGAAGCTGAAGCACGTGCAAATGAAAAAGAGGCTTTAACTCAAAGTTTTGAGCTTAAGTTTGCTGAAATGCAAAACGAATTCGGTAAGTCAAACGCTTTAATTTCAGAAGAAATAAAAACCCTTGCAGCTCAAGATAAAGCATTTACTGATCAAATCAGTACCGCACAATCACAAATTGGTGACAACAAAACTGCTATTAACAAAGTCGAACGTACTGTAAGTGATTTGAATCAATCTATTGCTGAGAAAACCTCACAAATTGAATCTACTCTTAAAAACTCACAAGAACAAATAGAAGGTAATGCCGCAAACATCGAAAAAGTAGAATCTTCAGTGAAACTTGTTGATGAGAAGGTTGTTTCAGAAGCAAAAAAACTTGAAGAACTAAAAACT